GTTCAATTATTTTCCCGCCAGCGCCAGGCTCACTCACGAAATCGACGGATTTTATCTGGATCAGGTCATCGAGGATTCTTCCCTGCCGGGATTCCGCTTCTCCCTCGTGATATTTTGCATCGCCGTATATTGAAACGCCGATGACGTCGGCCTTTTCCCGGATCTCTTGTCGATATCTCGAATATACCATCGCTTCGCTATATATTCCTGGCCCATATTCGGGATGATTTATAAATTTACCTTCGCTTATGATTTTCCCGGCTATTGAGGTTAACGGCCGATAAGAGCTAAAAGAACCGGAATCTTCATGTTCAACGTGCATTTTGGTTTTTTCTCTTATCATCCCAGCATTTCTTTTCAGCATATCCTCCGAGTAATATCCGGATGATCCCCACCCCGGTTTTACTATCCGCAATTTAATTTTTCCCGATGTTTCAAAATCTTCTGAAAACTTCATTATTTGCGAGTTTTCCGAGATTGTTATTTCATTTTTGTTCATATTCCCTCCTTTTTGCAGCGACCCGGCCGGATAGGGGGACATCCTGCACCGGGCCCCTCACAATCCTCTCTACCTATATTATAAATCATTCGTTGCATTTATTCACGCCTCCCGAATTCGGTGTAATGTGTTGCACCTGCACCCGGGAAATCTCGGTGAATGCTGATTGCCAGACGGAAATAAATCATCTTCCTTTATCCACCCATAATCTTGATTTTCTGCGCAACCGTCGCTCACAACATCGTCCTCAGATGTTTGCCAGTATTTTTCCACAATAAACCCTTCGTGCATCATTTCCTGCGCCATCTGGTGATGGCCTTCTTCGTATGCGTCCCGGTATTCTGTCACTGTTACCAAATGCGCCCTCGATTTTATATGTTTCTGAGGTTTTCCCGCTTGAAACTCGTGAAACCTGTTGCGGATAGCCCTTTCCATAGCTGTATGGCTAACTCCTTCTCGGAATCCCCTTGTAATCATTTCATTCAGCGTTTTTCGAGTACTCTCATTTATCGCCGTCACCTTAGCCGCCGCAACTTTTGTAGCGTATTTGTCCGCCCGCTGATTGACCAAATTAAAAGCCATGTCCACTTTTCCTGACGCTACCGTCGCTTTGAAATTGTTGGCTCTTCTCTGCGCCCCTTTTAACACGCCTTTTTCGTGAGCATCCTTTAAGGCGCCTTCAAATCGTTCCGCCGTTTCTCGTTCTGCAGCGGAGAATATAAGATCCACCTCTCCCGGTGATATGCTCTCTGCAAATCTATTCCTGAACGCCCGCAGGCTCGCAATCACAAGAGTGCCTTGCGCTATGAATATTTTTCCTATTTCTGATTGAGTGCGAATCATAGAGGATTGCATATCATCCTCCATCTGATCTTCTCGAATAAGGAAAAGAACATACTCAAGCATTATTTTTTGCCTTATATTTGCTTATAGCTTCTTCTATTTTTTTTAACCGCTCATCGGCAACACTGCGATTATCACCATACAGAATATCGAGAGCTTTTTCGACATCATCGATGCCGAGAGATTTCAATATCATCTCTGTCCGGTATATCGGGTCAGGGATAATGTCAGATGCCGGTCTACCACCTAGAGTGATTGCGTTGACTGTAGCGTCCACGAGGTCCTTCGTTTTATGTTCGAGAATTGGTGGGAAATTGACATCTATATCGTCTACATTTTTCACCCCGCGATATTGAGCAACGATTTTAAGAATGTTTTCAAGCGCCGACTTCCATATGTTTTGCCTCAATGTGAATTTTAGCTCGGTCGGACGCTCGAGACTCGTTGCAGTTGCCAAATTTGATTTAGATGGGTCTCCGAGCAAATGTTCGGATATTCCAGTCCCCGCGCATACCATCAATAGCAATGCTCGCCCCTGCTCTGAGTTTAAGGCCGCACCCCCTATTTTAATAGGGTCAAGGTCCCCATCCCCGTAAGCCCCAGCAGCGCCACCCGCAACCTGGCTTCTTAATTCGTTCAGCTTTGAAGCCATGCTTTTTACCTTAGTCGCGTCTTTCCCTTTTATTTTCCACGCAAACGTTGTTAGGGATTCGACGAATGAGGCCCAATCTTCAAGAAAATTTTTGTATGCTTTTGCCCAGTTGATTGCAGATGTAAATCCAGGAATCCCAAATTTTGCGTTTTTCGCCTTGTTGATATGCATATGATAGACCAATATCCCCCGCTCTACAGGTAGTGCGTCTATCCCGTCATACGCCCAATCCTGATAATATTTCGTCTCTGTCTTCCCCGCTGAACGTTGGCCATTGCGATATACGATCGGTGTATATATCCTCTTATATGCTACCACCCTCCCGGCATCATCCGGGTCGGTGATTATATCAGTTATTTGTTCCGGTGGTATAATTCTGATTTGAGGGGGCCTAGTACCCGGAGTATTTATAGTCGCAACAAAAAGGTTCCCTTGAAATTCGAGCTCCTCATCTCGCAATACCAGAGCGGGCAATCCTGTGAGCTGAGACTGATTGTGCCTGTCATTCCAAAATTCGTTTAATATATTTCTAGTTCTATCGTTTTCTGAGGTAAACTGCATTTCACGGCCGAAAACATATGAGGCCTGGACATTGGCCGCCCTGTTTATCAGAGGGTTCCAAATCCACATATAATATCCGGTTCGCATCAATAATCTGATTGTATCCTCAGTTAGGCCCTCCGAATCATGGGCCGATAAACGCTGATAACCCATCTCCTGCATTGCGGATAACTGGTCTAGATTTTCTCGCAACATCCCCACTGTAGATTTTAGAGCCTTGTATTCTCGATATAATTCTATTGGATTCTTCATTTTCTCATCTCCTCAATATGGCGATATTGTCTTTCGCCTCCCGGTTATTAATATTTTAGGCTTTTCTTCCTGTTTTTTCTCACCGACCGCATTGAATAATGGGTGAACATTCCGATGAAATGAATATATTCCCATCCTGCCAGCATCCATGCCGTGATCATCAAATTTTGCCGGCTCATCGAGAGTTTCTCCTTTTCTGTTTTTTGCGAACGAATATGTGGATATCTCCTTTTTAAGGTTGCCTGATCTTGGAGTTATATATAGCTGAAAATGCTTGATCAGGTTAATCCCAGACATAACGCTACCCTGGCACTTGTCGGCTGGCCATACATTGAACCCGGACTTTTCAAACTGGTCAATCCTCTCAGGATCATGGTCTCCAAACCAAAATTCTTTTTCAGCTCCTTCAATTTCATCCAGTTTCAACTGCTCTTTTATCAGGTCAATAAAATCGGCATTTGCCAGCCCGGACTGATAGGCTATTTCATCCCACCAAACAGCGCCATCCTTCACAACAATCCTCACGCACGCGCTCGGGTTTGTATATCCGAAATCAAGTCCGAAAAACTGATAATCCCAGGAGTCCGGCAATGCTCGTTGTCGCCAGTTGGGATGAACCAAATCCTCCAGCTGACCCCATAGCCCAAGGCCGACCACTCGCCACGTTGAAGGACTCGTTTTTTTATATCTTTCCAGAGTTTTGACATAGTTTTCATCAACGTGGACATTATCTTTATATGTCGAATGGATAATCAACCAATCATCAGGCGGATTATCCGCATATTTTTTTTGCCACAGGTGCTCTGATATCGGGTTTAGCGCCTGAACGATTTGATGCCCCTTGTCTCCTCTTTCTGATCTGACTGTCAGCGCTACAACGTCGTATTCATCCTCTGTGATTTCCTGAGATTCTTCGACTAATGCCCTGCGAACATTTTCCATCCCCTTTATTTGTTCCGGCTCATTTAGGCCCCGGAAAACTATTTTACTCCCGGTAACTGTCTCAATATCCAGCGAGCTGCGGCCTGTTGGCATTCTGAACAACCCCCTGAATCTTTTTGCCTGCATCTCAATTTCTTCAAGCTCCGATTCATACATTTTTATTTGTCTGCGGGCATTTTTCGCATATGCTTCGTTTATATCTTTTTCAACATTCTTTCTGTCAGGGATTGGATCATTGATGAAATTTTTTATCTTCAGAAATGTGCTATCCCGATGAGTATCTTTAACCGACCTGATGACCGGGAAAAGACATGATCGAAACTCTAATGCAGATAGGGTCAACCACCTGTGAGTATCATATGATTTTCCACTCCCCCTACCTCCCACGCACATAATATTTCGCTTATCGGTGAAAAATAATTGTTCGTGTATGGGGTTCACATGGTGGGAAATATCGACATTTAACATGCCAGCCGTCTCACCCTGTTTGTCGGCCTTATCTCTTCCGCCTTTTTATCCCACTTCCTATCACCAAATAATTCGCGATAATCATTACGCCATTCAGTTGTAAATGGCTCGTGAATCCACCCCAAATTTGTATCCGGTTTATTCGGACCTGAACAATGGTATATTCGAATATCCTCTATTGGGTCAACCTGCCCCCATCGCCGATTAAATCGCAATGGCAGATTGTTTATCGAGAGCTTTTGAGATTTAAAAAACTTGCGTAGCATATACTGTTCGCCGAATGGGTTTTCTAATGGGTAATGTTCAAAATAAACCCGGATTTTTTCAAACAAATCCTTATCACCATCGTACAAAAACACACCGCCGTTCATACGATCTCGTGATGGCACGGGCCTCTCTCGAAAATCTTCCCAATGAAAACACGCCCAGATGCCCCGGTAATACTCCAGCTCTTGTATATTGCCCGCAAAATATACGTCAGAATCAACATACAGACACGGGCCGGGAACTGCAAACTTCACGGGGTTTCCAAGATTCTGCGATAATCTCGGTAATTCCGAATTCTTGTATAATTTCGGATTGCTTTTCCAGTCTATCTTGCCATATTTCTCCATCGGCTCAATATCGCCATATTCTGATAACATGTCTCGGGCTTCTTTTTTCAGCGGCTCTTTGGTCAAAATCAAAACTGGCCATTCAACCCCGGCATTTCGGTAAAATGAGCGCAACATAATCGCTGTATATTTCCAGAATTTATTG